CGGTCTGCTGCAGTCTGGGTCATCACCTTGAGGAGATCACCGGCCTGCAGCGTAAAGGGAGCCCACAACCTCGGGGTGAAAGTGGATGCTCCCTTCACACAGACGGCGATGTTTGCAGCCACGACGCCTTGTCGGAGAATGTAAGCGTATGAGATGCCGACGCTTCCAGACACGAGACCATGAGTGACAGTCTTGCCGGGCGCATAGTCGCCGACGTTGATCGCGCTGACCGTATATACTGTGTCAGTGGTGAGGGATGTTTCTGTTCCCTCGACGACTTCGAGCTTCAGCGGGATGTTCGTCCCGTCACTGCATGCTAGGTTCCCTACACAAGTTGTCGTTGCCATGGGATCACAACCTCACTCCGATGCCCAGGGGCTTCATCATGTTACGATTCACATTGGCGATTGGCTTCCGTAGGAGCTTCTTGGCAAATTTGAAAGTTATGCCAATTCCTATCGCCTGCACAGCCATAGCCTGGTAACTCGACATGAAGTTCGTCTGCATGGCGTCGAATGACGATCCGGGGTCAGCGACCAGGGAAGAGAGGGAGACACTGCCTCCGCCGTTCGTGGTCGCCAGTCCAGTGCCATTGGCGCCGTCGAATCCGATGAATCCGACTGGGGTGTTGTTGGCCACACCGCCGACGAGGACGCTAGCGTAGGCATAGCTCTCTGCGAGATTGATGAGGCTGATTGTCTTCGGTGATCGGCGTCGTGACTTCTTCCTTCTGCGTGCCATTGACCTCGGAACTGAACGAACTCGGTAATAATCCTATTGAAAGTGGTCAATTGTCTACTCGAACTTCCCATCAGGGGCTCTCTGCGTAACAACGGCGTCAATTGTGTTCATCTTCTGAGCCGCCATCCCCTGGATAAGCTGCGCGATCGCACCTTGGATGGGGTTGGGCGGTTCGAAGTCGGCCATCCCGCCTTCCATGAGTCGGTCGATCGTGCTCTTGAGTGCCATAGCCAGGCGTTCATCGAGTAATTCAAGCATGTTTGCTAGCTCTATCCTCAGCCAGAGGCCCAATGACACGATCGATAGTATGCAAATCACGTTCAAAACGCCCAAAATGAGCAGTTCAGCGGCTACCATGTCTATGCAACCACCGCCGACCGCCCATCAACCTTCCCTCATGACCCGATTTCATTCAAAATACCAAGGAATCTTGATACCCGGTGGCTAATGTGGGCTGGTCATCGCCGGCGGGAGGTGGTGTGGCTGAATGGGGCTTCGCCCCAGAAGCCAAGCGAGCTAATCCTTGGGTATACCCCCCGCGAGGATATTATTTAATAAAACTTCAAGTAGGGGAATCCCCTCTCGTCAATCGGAGGTTCGTCGAGGGCAAGGTACATCCCATTTCCTAATGACTCGGCGGATCCTCCACAGGTGATAAAGATGAAGGAAGGAGTGATTGAAGACTGGGCGTTAAACGGCATGCCATGTTTGGCATGCGGTGAAAGAGTAGCTATGGAATTGATATTCAATGGAGATAAAACGAAGCTCATACTCAAAGGCGAGTGTGATCCATGTTCGGCCTCTCCGATAGGCCGAAACCCCATGATGCTGATGCTGGAGTGATTGAATGAAGGACATAGACGATACTCCAGCCGTCACAAGGACGTTCGAGGTAACTATCCCCTGCCCACACTGCCGGAGGCTCCTGGACGTCTTCCTGAAGGAGGCGAGCTGATGCCAGGAATAACCGCGAACCTGTCTAACGCTGCCTTCGCCCTCTGGGAAGAGGTGCCTAAGAAAACTCGGAAGCCAATTAATTCAATGGGAGGTCCGATGGAGCAGGGCCGTTCTGCCTGGCTCTCTGGGGTCATCATCGATCACCACCAAGCGATGAAGCAGTTCAGGCTCGCTGCTCAAGCGGAGCTCGAGGAGAAGTTGTCACTGATGAACAACCTCAGAGACATGACCGCATCCAGGGACAAGCTGCAAGCGATCGTACTGGAGGCGAGCGAGTGAGGGGCAAAGGATGGAAGTGCGGTCTCTGTCATGTCGAGTCCAACATAGTCCTGCGTTCTCGAGAGATCCAGAATGTTTGCATGAGCTGTGACATCAAAGTCAAATCCCCAGAGGTCCGTGACTGGCTCCGTGATCGATTCGGGATTCTCGTCTTCGATTCCGAAACTGGCAGTTTCAAGCCTCTGGGAGGACCGGTGGCCCCATATCGTCGTCGGTACCCCCCTACTTGAAGGGCCATTTCTCGATTCTTCAGATTCCCTCTCCGCCGAACTGGGGGAATGCTTCTTCGTTTAATCCGAATAGATTCACGAGCATGTCCTTCACTACCATAGCCAGGGTGCCTGATTTAGGCTCGTCTGGGCGTTGCTCCCTCCTGGTCTGGTACTCTTGGTGCCATCCAGTGAAATCAGCGGGCGTTGGTAGTCCCGTTTCGATTCCGAGGAACTCCAATACCATAGCAATCGAATAGAAGACCCCGACCATCTGAAGGGGGTTATCCATCATCCCGGCGATCTTTGAGACCCCAAGACCTTCAGCGAGAGAACCGGCCCCGCTGGTGACTTGCTTGAACTGGACTGCGGCGATCAGGGAGTCGAGCTGCTCGGACTGCTTGTCCTGGAGACTGATGCGGTACTCGACCACGCTGTCCGGTTTTCTCTTGGTCATCAGAGCACCCCGGTGATGGAGTCCCAGAGAGTCTGTCCGAGTCCAGCACCGAGAATCCAGCCCAGCAGAAACGCAGCTCCATAATCCGTGAGCATGTCCTTGGCCTTGTCACTGAGTTCACTCATCGGGCATCACCGGCCAGTTGTCACAAGCCTCTCCGGCATCTGCGAAGCGTTGCGGGAGCGTCCGCAACAAATCCCGAAACTCCTTCCAACTGGTCGAGAGGACAACGTCCTTTCCAGCGCGCCAATCAGAATCTAGGAGAGCCTGATTCCGTTCCTTTCGGACCTGCTCCCATGTCACTTCGTACTTGCCCTGCTCGACAATCTCCGAACCAGAATAACGAGTGAAGGTCCGATCCATTAGAATTCCAATCCCATAATCATGCGATTTATGCTGCCCCCATAGGTGAAGTTGGCCGGTGTGAGAGTTGCAGGGATCGAGTCGCCATAAGCGACCTCGGTGTTGACTGCGAGGGGTTGGGAGGTAATGCCGAGGACGCCGTTGGCAATAGGACCGAGCGAAGGAGTATAGTCGGCGTTTATCGCCTTCATGTTTGGCTGGTTGGCGCTTGAGGACTTTGGCCCGTACCAATACTGCACCCCTTTTTCGAGAACAATATCATCAGAAAATGTGTCCTGCTCGATTGTCCCTGATCCAGAGAGGTCGAAATCTCCGTAGCCAAGGAGTTCATCGGGCAGGCCGTCGTCGTCGGAGTAGATACAGAGTGACATGGTGTTGACTACACTGGAATTGATCGCCACGGCCATTACCGAGACTGTACCGCTGTTCCCTGAGATGAAAGGCCACATTACGAGGTCGGTACTCATCCCGCCGGCTTGAACGGTACCCGAACCGTATGGAGATGCTCTAGCGACGTCCCAATAGAGTCCAAGGCCGTCTACCCATGGCGTCGTCTTTGCTGCGTTCCCTTCGGCCCCACCACTTAGCCAACCGTCGAAACTGCCCTTAGTCACCATACGCGCGAACGCAACGAGGCAAATCCTACGCAGCTCGTCTTCATTCTGTTCCTCTATGGCTATGGGATCGGCTACATCTGCGAGGGTATCGGCAGTGACATTCTCCAAATCTTGGTTCTGAAGGAGGGTATAGACCCTCGGAGAACGCTTGATTGCATCAGGAAGAGGCATTACAACCACCCATCGAAACTGCCCTTAGTCACCATGCGCGCGAAAGCGACAAGACAAACTCGACGCAACTCATCCTCATTCAATAGTTCTATGCTGATCGGGTCAGCCACATCCGCGAGATTATCCGCAGTGAGGTTCTCAAGCGTGGTGTTCTTGAGCAGTTTATACACTCTAGGCGACATCACAGGTGCATCTGGTAGCGGCATCATCTCATCCCCACGATGAGCATGACATATCCCCAGAAGTTGTTCGGAATCGAACTCGAGCTCGAGATGTCGAACGGTCCCGGCCCTGCCCCGTTTCCGTTGATGCCTGGGCCAACTCCGCCCCCACCGTTACCGTTGAGTTGTGCTATCTGGGCGGGTTTGAGCGTGCCGTAAGCACCCTCACCCGTTGTGTTCTCTGCGACTCGAACCACGCTGACCCCTCACTTGAGCTGCTTGGATCGCATTTTGGCTATTCTCTCGATGCTGTCGAGATCCTTGGTTGAGATGAAGTCACGAAGATAGAGCTTCTTCGCCTTCGAGAGGATCTCCGCCAGTCGTCGGCGTCCGGCTGCCTTAGTCATGCGTGCCATTCAATCACGCCTAGGCCGAAGTAAGGAACTGAGCCTTGAAATTTAGGTTGACCGGTGCACTGAGCTCGGCTGGCAGTGGTTGCTGGACTGACGGGTCGGTGTCGGTGACTGATCCGACGACGTTACCCAGGGCGTCGACGATGTAAGCTCCGTTGGTTTCGATTAGAGCTCCGTCGACTGTGATGAAAGTGCCAGCAATGCAGGTCTGTCCCTGGAGCGTGTCTCCAATCGAGTTTCCAGTCTGGATGTCAACCAGTTCGTTAGTGGCCCCGCCGGTCGGCGTGACGTGGAAGATCCTAGAGATTCCCTGGTTAGTGTAGACGGCGAGACTGGCTCCTCGGTCTGCTGCAGTCTGGGTCATCACCTTGAGGAGATCACCGGCCTGCAGCGTAAAGGGAGCCCACAACCTCGGGGTGAAAGTGGATGCTCCCTTCACACAGACGGCGATGTTTGCAGCCACGACGCCTTGGCGGAGGATGTAAGCGTATGAGATGCCGACAGAGCCAGACACCAATCCATGAGTGACAGTCTTGCCAGGCGCATAGTCGCCGATGTTGATTGCGCTGACGGTGTACACGGTGTCAGTGGTTAGAGACGTCTCCGTTCCTTCCACGACTTCGAGCTTCAGCGGGATGTTCGTCCCGTCA